TACAAGATGCTGCAAGAGGAAGTGAAGGATTTTCACAAACTTGGTATCCACACATTTGGCGTGTTAAAGTAGCACCATTAACAGATACACAAGAATACGCAGATATACTTGGAACTGCTAGTGATCCAAATAGTCTTAAAAATGATGTTAGTTCTTACAAAACAGAACTTAACATTAGTAATGCTATTGTGGCTTCTGCGGAAGCAGCCAACCCAAATAACTTACCACTAGCTGATCATTTATTTGGACAAGCAGATGATAGTACAACATATGAACACGGTGAAGTATTACAACAAGGTGATCAGTTTCCTGCTCAACCAAACGAAGGTGAGTATTTTGTAAGAACAGATTTTACGCCTAACAGACTTTTTGTTAGACGAGGTAGTAAATGGCACAGACTATACGACAATGTCACTGAACAAACTTGGAGTGATAAAACTTATAACGCTAGCCAATTTATTAACAACAATTCTACAACAGTAGTTGATAATATTGAGACACCAGAGAAGCAACCGTTGTCTCAGGTAATTAAACCAAAGAGTGATTTTGAATAATGGCACAACAATACTTTTACGATAAACAAATTAGAAGATACATTCAACAGTTTATAAGACTGTTTAGTGGATTCAGTGTGCAAATGGGTAAGAACGATAACGACTTACCTATATACCAACAAGTTCCTGTACGCTATGGTGATATCAGTCGTATGGCAGCACACATACAGAGAGAAAATTCAGAGAATGTTATGAACACTGTTCCATTTATTAGTTGTTATGTAACATCATTAGATATGTTTGCTGAAAGACGCACATATCAAGATCATATTGATAAAGTTCAAGTAAATGAAAAGAAATTTGATCAGACTACTGGAAAATATACTAACGAATTAGGTAATCAATATACTGTAGAACGCTACGCACCAGTACCTTACAAATTAATAATGAACTGTGATGTATGGACATCGAATACAGATCAGAAGTTACAACTTATGGAACAAATACTGGTATTGTTTAATCCAACACTTGACATAAGAACTAACGATAGCCCAGTTGACTGGACTTCACTAAGCCACGTAGAATTAACAAACACAACATGGAGTACAAGAAGTGTAGGTTCAAGTATTGATGATATAATTGATGTTGCTACATTAACATTTGATATTCCAATATACATTACTCCACCTGCTAAAGTAAAACAACAAAAACTTATTCATACTATTATTAACGAGTTGTATAATTTAGATGATGCTAACTTAGACAATTTTAAAGATAATTTAGCATTTAATAAAGAAACTTTAAAATATACTGTTGTAACATATGAAAATAAAGAAGTAAGGTTTTTAAATAATACTTTACAAATATTAAATGATAAGGGATCAAATATAGGATCCGATGGATTAGTAATGGAATGGGATAAAGAGTTATTACCATTTGGCGTATTAAGAGATGGTATAAGTCAATTAAGACTCAGAAAAGGATCTGATGTAAATGATAATGCAAATGATATAGTAGGAAGACTAGATACACATCCAAGTGATTCTAATTTACTTAATGTTACTATAGACACTGCAACATTGCCAACAAATACATTAACAGCAATTGATGGAGTAATTGATCCTTTAAACAATTATCCTGGTGATGGAGTTGTTCCAAATGCAGTAATTGGTCAGCGTTATATTATATTAAACGATGCTCCTATAAATGCATTATGGACTAATGTAGTTGCATACAAATATGATGTTATTGAATATAACGGATCAGCATGGACTGTTAGTTTTGATAGTTCATCAAATAGTGCAACACAATATATAACAAATGTATCAAGTGATGACCAATTGGAATGGAATGGATCAGAGTGGGTTAACAGTTATGAAGGAATTTATAATCCTGGATACTGGCGAATATATTTGTAATACAGATGATCCTTGCGATGACTGTACACACTGGATAGGACACATATGATAACAGCAAGTGGATGCATCTTTTTAAGTATAGATACTGGTAGAGTAATGCTACAACAAAGAAGTGGTGAAGTTAACCATCCTAGAACATGGGGCTTTTTTGGTGGCAAGGCTGAAGGCAACGAACGTCCTGTAGAAACTTTATATAGAGAAATTGAAGAAGAAGTTGGTTTGGTTCCATCTATAGAAAAAGTTATTCCCATAAACAAATTTACAAGTCCTAATAAGAAATTTATATATCACAGTTTTGTTGTTACAGTAGAAGATGAATTCATTCCTGTATTAAACAATGAAAGTGATGGATATTGTTGGGTTAAAATAGGAAATTGGCCTAGACCATTACACCCTGGTGCTAAAATACAATTTAATTCAAAACAGTTTATTAAAAAACTTAAAACTGTACATTCACATCAAACAAAATAACTTAGCGTTTTTTCATACTAGCAACAAACTGTTCACGCAACCATTCAAAATCATTAATTTTACTTAACGCTTCTACATCGTCTTTGTGTTCAATGCCGTATGCTTTTCCTTCGTTTGCACCTTTAAGACAGTAGCGTCCAAAACGTCCACCGTTGTCTACAGTACACCAAGTTTCAAGTCTTGCATCTGTTTCTTTTTGTCTTTGGTTAGGATTTACAGAACTTGCTAACTTAACACATTCACGGAATGCACTACGCCATGTTCTATATGGGTCTTTATTAAATCGTGTAATGTTTGATACATCAGCAATTGGTTGGTAAAAAGATACACCTGTTGTATAATCTGGTAGTTCGTGTCCTAATGATAATAACTGTTCACGTGGGAATAATTTAACACCACCGTATCCATATTCTAAATCATTAATTGGATTTCTTGCACTCCAAACATAAGTTGTATTTTTTCTTTTACTCATTGGTGGAATAAAATCAAAACTAAAGTGTCCTGTAATATCTGCGTCTGCATCAACAATATAAACCATTTCAGTTTTTGCTAATTCACCAACTTTTTTATGTGCGTTACCGATGCCTTCGACATTTTTAACATGTTGAGCATCTTTAAATCTTTCTCTTAGTTTTGTGAAGTTTTCATCTGCTTCTGCTTCGTGGAAACTAATCATAAACACATCAAATTCTGCAACATGATAACTTGATACAATTCTATTTTGTACTGTAGCATGTGCAACGCCATTAGTAGGAACTAATTGAATGTCTCCCCAACTAACTGGTCTATTTGTTCTTTTAACTACCCTAGGAAAGGTGTGGATTACAGTTTTTGCTAAACTATCGCCCGGTCTATATGTCCAAGGAAATTTTGGATTTACTTCAATATCATCAAATACTATCCATACCATATCTGATTTATCTTTATATGGTAATGCTGCTTCTAATAATGCTGCTTCGTCGGTTAGTTTAACCGGTGTCTTAATAACTGGGTATGAATCAAACATAAACCTTTTTAATCTATCCCAAGGTGTTACAACATTTTGCCCTTGGTATTCTCTTTGTACATTGTGTAAATTAATCATTGCAATCGCCTTTAACTGTATATGCACGGGTTCCAATATGTGCAATTCTGTCACTTAAATCGTGACTAATATTTACTTCGTATCCGTTATCATTTGCTAAGGTACAAAAGTAAACATCTTCTCCTACTAATTCAGTATAGCTTTCGTTATACTCAATTTTATAATGAGGGCGAGAAATATTCTCGTATACTTCTCTTTTTACTAACATCATTCCACTTCCTACTGCCCATACTTTTTCAATTCCTTTTCCTGTAAAAACTCTACTGTCTAAATTAGTTTTGCTTTTAAAGGCAACCGGCCTGTGGGGCGGAACTCTTGTTGAATAATTTCCAGCTATAATATCTTTGTTTGCTGCTAATAATATATTTAGCGTATCTACTGGAAATTGCATATCTGCATCAATCCACATAATGTGGGTGCAATCTGTTTCTAGTGCTTGATCTACTAACTGTTGTCTTTGCATTGCTACTTCACTACCCATATTAAAATGTAATGAAGTTGCAAGTCCAGTCTCGCCACACTTTTTTTGAAGCATGGCTAAACTATAAGCAAAGACCGCCGTAGTTTGATTCTGCACAGGAACACAAATG